GGATCAATTGTGGCAAGCTTGTGGCTTGGAGCTTGGCGCTTGCCGCTTGAGGCTTGAAGCTCTTCCTCTTGAAGAGCTTCCTGGTGATCGTAATCTACGATCTCGTACTCCCAGCCCTCTGGCAGGCCGGTGACCTCAGTCACGCAACCGCCATATACTTCTATTTTAATTCTTTTACGCAAGATGGACATCCAATCCTTCGTAGTATCCATTCTTCACTAAATACTCATAAAGTTTTTTACAAGTCTTTGGCGCTTTAGGATCATTAATAAAAGCAAGGACCGCTTTTGCAAATGATGTGTACCCCGTAACTCTTGGATTAGTCATTAGCATTCCGGACGTCGCTTGTCTTCGTAAAGCGTTCAACAACATCTCTTGTTGAAGTGTTAAACCGCTTTTCATTATTGTTTCTGATATTTTTTGCATATTTATCCTTTCTAAAAACATCCTATAATATCCTTCAGTCACTGTCAAGCTTGAAGCTTGGTGCTTGAAGCTTGGTGCTTGTAGCTCTGGCCAAGAGTCCGGAGTCTTCCTTCTCGTCGTCCGGACCGATGTACGGTATTAACTCGACCCCAGGTCCCTCTTCCCAACACATCACCGTATACGTCGGATGGCCAGTAATAGAGACCAGGGTTCAAGGTGGATCCAGCGCAAGTCAGGGCTACCATCCACATTGACCCCAGGTCCTACTACCAGTTTGCAAACTGTATCGTACACAAATAGTAGGACCAGGGCTCAAGTTTAGTTCTTAACTAAATTTTCTAAAGCGATAACAACATCCTGAGACATGTTTTCAGTATCACTGTTATAGTGATAGTCTTTTAAAATTGCTTTTATCTCTTCTATAATTTCTTTCTTATTCATTTTATTTCTTTTCCTTCATCTTCTAATTTTTGAGAAATGTAATTATTCGCAATGAAGAAGCCCAGCCAAAGCAAACGCCTTTCTTCTGGTATATGCATTCCGAAATAATCCGCAACTTCTTTTTCTGTTTTAAATGTTACGACGAAGTTATTTTTTCCTAGTTTCATATTGTCCTTTCTTTGGTTAATAAATCCTATGTTATCATGGATTTATGGTCTTGTCAAGCTTGGAGCTTGGAGCTTGGAGCTTGATGCTTGTGTCTTAAGGCTTGTGGCCTGTATATCTTATTACCATTTTTAATTTTGTAGTGAATATACCGCTTCCATGGCTCAATAGACATGGCCAAGTCTGCAACTAGGCTCTTTACTTGGGCTTCTGTGGCTTTATCTATTTCTATTATTATTTTGGTCATTTTATCTCTTTATCATTTAATTATGGCAAACTTGTGGCCAAGGTCGAGGGTTCCACTAACGTGGTTATTATTTTACACCTGTCGCGAACAGGCAACGCTCCGCAGCTTGACCCCAGATCACAGGACGCCGTCGGCTTATTAATACTTACCAACCTGTGATCAGGGCTCAAGTTTTATTTAAACTGAAACATACCTTTGGCTCGATTAAATTTAATCTTACCATCTGGCATCTCAGTAATCAAACCAAATCCAATCCATCTGTTTTTAATCTTTTTACCAAGCCATTTATCTAGCTTGACAATTCTTGAGATGGTTTCTATCTCTCTTGGTCCTAATTTTGCTCCACTTATATTTATCATAATTTTTCTTTCCGTTTGGCTCTTGGGCGGCCTCCCGCCCAAGAGCGCTTAAATTACTTAAAAGACGAAGCCTCTAAGTGCAAACTTAGGATTTAACCTAGCGTGCTGCACTCTTTTCAAAAGACTGTCGATGTAGTCGATTGTTGAGTCTTCAACAAAACTATATCCTTTAGACCGCTTGTCTCTGCAGACAATCAGATTTAAAGCCGACAACCCTCTGTCCATCTCTTCGATTCTTTTCAGTCTACTAAGACCTTTACTTTTTCTTAGTAAAACTTTGAGAACCTTTTTTATTTGAACGTTATCTAACATAATAGCACTTTATAGGATAGTGCTGGACAAGTCAATGTTGTAAATTTACAACAGTGTTCATTTTGGGTTTTGTCCATTTTGGGTCAAAAGGAATACAGGTCTGTTCTCCGTCCCTGTATTCCTCTTGGATCAAGGGCGCAGGTGTGCGTAGGCGAGGATCTTCCATGCAACCATGCCTGATTACATTCCCATCCCGCAGGGATCACGACCTATGCTATAGAGTTTAATTCCTCACTCCAAGCGCCTTTAACCCCAGATCCAATTGCGTTGGTTAGGTCAATCCCCGCTACTAACAATTGGATCAGGGCTTAAGGGTGGACTAATCGCATGCTAGAACGCCCACCCAAACCCGAAAGGACTACAACTAGAGGTAGTTCCTACCAGAAAGACGGACTATATTAGTCGGTGTGATCTAGTATAACTTGGTTTTCTAGTTACTTAGTCCTAACACTATATAAGCAGTTGACAAACAAATGTCAATAGGATAGTTTGGGATTATTATAAACACTAACAGAAAGGACATAATGTCTAAAATACGTATGAACACCGAGTACAGAAATAAACTCTTTAATAAGATTAAAGATGTATTCGAGAAAGAAGAGACGCAAGAGCAACAAGCATTTCTACAAGCAAGAGAAGTGTTTAATGCTTATCAAAGAGATACTTTCAATGTAGCAAAAAAAGTTGTTGAAAGGTCTTACCCTACTGATGATGTAGCCACACTACGAAAGTTTAAAAAGAAGTATGGCGATCCATGTGATGTAGTAGCAAAAGATAAGTGCTTTTACTTTTCACACTCGGAAGATGTAGATGAAGACGGTGAGAAAACAGAGACGCAATCACACTTTGATTTTGGATTGTATGGCAATCTAAATGGTCATGAATATCATGGGGGTGAGGACAGCGAACATTTTGCCCATGCATATTATAGGGAAGAACTAAAAGCAAATGGTTGCAACCCAGATATAATTGCACAGCAAAGTGGTAAGGATAGCAACCCACACAAAACTAAGCACGTTGATGCAAACAATAAATTTTTGGGTAAGGGTAGTTATTCTGATGAGGAGGGTATTGGTGTGACTAAAACTTTTAACGCACCATTTTTTGTTGATGTCATTGGAACTAGCCATTGTAGATCAAGAGCAATCGCTTGTACTAAAGATGAGTACAATCTCTTTTTAGCATGGCGAAGTGCGAAAGCAAAAGTTGTAAGCACACACCAAACTTGGATAGATAGTATTGGTAAGCAGACAGACCAATTAAAAATTGGATTGAAAGCATACAGATATTTATCTGAGGGTATTGAACTTGCAAAAGAACTTGGAATAGAATTAGACGAGGCAGAATTAGTTAGAACTAACTCTACTGGTTTAACAATCTACAATCCAAGCAATCTTGCTAGTATGATCAAAGGTATGAAAAACAAAAACGTATCAAGAGAGGATAAAATCAAGGCAAGACTACAATACGAAAAACAAAGTGTAAATTAACACTTGACACATAGGACTATCTGTAATAGGATAGTCCTATTAACAACAGAAAGGACAAAATGTTTTATATAACTTACTACGCAAAAAAACACGAAAAGTTTATCACACGAAAAGGTCAGTATGATAAACCAGACGGAACGAAAGGAAAATCTTTTGTATCTAAAAATGGTGTGCCATGTTTAGTGTATTGGGATTTAGATAATGACGGTTGGAGAATGGCTGTCGGAAAAGCTAAGGTCAGAACATGATTGAACTATTTAATTTACTATTTATAGAAAGCCCTCTTGGGCTTTCTATTATTCTGATAGTAGGAATTATTGCTATTGGAATAGAGGGGTATAGGTCATCATGAATTATTATTGGTGCCATGGTCCGAGTTGCCATACCTATACAACGCAAGATAGGGTTCGAGGTAGCAAGGGTTCTAAAGTTCTAAGAACTAAGAAAGTAAAAACAACAGAGTGGAATAAAGATAATGGCTATAAATATTTTTGTAGTCAAGGTTGTTGGAATGATTTTTTTAGGGAGTATGCTCAGCAATGTATTGCTATTGCACCTCGTAACGAGCCACTAGAGACACGTATCGAGGACCCAAAGAGAGTTAAACATGAATATCGATACGGAGATTATTATACCACTACAATAAATAAGATTGACAGGTCTATGGAATAGGAGTATAAGGGATATAGAAAGGACATATATATGAAAACAAAAACAAAACCAAAATACAAAGTTTACGTTTGGAATAATGACGCTGACAATACTGAGACAGTATTCGAGGCGCCAGCTAAACCAACATTAAAACAATTGTATGAACTGATCGGCTGTAGTCTGGTAGAACGTGTATCAGGATACGATAAGTCTGTATCAAATAGATCGTTTGATATATGGATTGATGAAGAGGGTAAATTCAAAAGCCCTGTTAAAAATCTTCGTGCAACAAACGCATGGTATAGATGGATGGAACGAACAGGACATGTAAATATTCCTGGCGACTTCATCACTGGCAAAGCAGTTTGCTATAAGAAAATATAACAACACAATCATAGGTTGTGGCGCCCCTGCGGGGCGCCACTTCTTTCACACATTAATAGAGGTACCAGTACAGGTTGTATTTTTGCCGCTTACATATTGTTTATTTACCCCCCTAAAAAAAGGGGTCCCAATATTACACCTTTATTGCTTGATTTGGACAGTTTTAGCCTGTAAAAACATTATGGGTTCCAAAATCAACCTCAAAAAATTTTGCAAAAAAATTTATGGAAATAGACCTAGAAAAAATAAAAAAATTACCCCCTGACGTACGTAAAGACTTTATGAAAATGTACTTAAGGTTTAGTGAAAAAAAGAAAATATCCCATATACAAGCTGATTTCTTAAGTTTTGTTAAACACATGTGGCCAGAATTTATTGAGGGTCCACATCATAAAATTATTGCAGAAAAATTTAATAAATTATCAAAAGGCAAGATTAAAAGGTTAAT